AACCCTCTTGGCTTCCACCACGAACTCTAAACCCTCCACCCCTAGTCCGTTGAACCTGTGGGGGCTGGAACGAGGCTTAAATAACCCTCCTCGCAAGTGGGTTGCACCTTGCGACTTAACAAACTTGGCAATCTCAATAAAGTTCTCACCCTCTACCGAACAGGGCCCTGCTATAATCATTTTTCCACCTTTACCCTTCCTGCAACAATATCAACACGCTTTTTGATTTCTTCCCAATCCAACACACCATTTTTTGTAGGAACCCCAATTGCTAAGTCGTCAATATATGCGTGAGCAAACGCTTTAGCACTTGTTGTCCATACGCTTTGGGTAGGATTTTCGTTAACACCAAAGAACTTAACACCATTCTTTGTGCAGTATGCTAGAGCCTCCTCTAGATATTCGCAACTTCGCATTGTCCATAATATCAACTTGTATCCCTTAGCTTGCCATTCTTTCATTGTTTCAATCGCTAGCGGGATTGGCTTGCCAATGTAGGGGAAATTATGCTCAACGATCGTTCCGTCAAAGTCTATTGCTATAATCATTGTTTCTCCTTCGCCCACTCTTGGTAGGTTCTATACTCTCTAATTCCACCCTTCTCCCTGCGGAGCTCGGGCATCTCATCAATGACATAAATATAGGTGCACCGACAATTTATATTCTGGTCGTAGTTGTCAAGAAGTCCAGGGGCTTCCCCCCTCGAACCATCGGGCAAAGTGAAAATCCCTTCATCGTCTGCTTCAACCCCATCCATCATTTGGTGGTCGGGTCGGGTTCGTGAGTCCAATGTCGACACCCACACCTTCTTGCCCTTCACCCCTTTGCTCTCGGCATATTCGGTGCTGTCTAGCTGTGCTATGCTCTGAACCTTATGAGCTTCGGTTCTCACAATCCGCAAAGCATAACGATTAACGTTGCCCTCCAGGGTTCCCTGTAGCTGTTTAGCCATATCTCGGTAACTGTCGCCCCGAATTAACCCTCTAGTAACGGTCTGGTTCACTTGGTCGATTACATAATTCCTGTTGGTCTTTAAGGCGTCTATAACCTTATGTCCATTGACTGGGTTATTTATCGCTTCGACAATCGCCCTCTGCGGTGGCATCGCCCAGCTAAAATTGGCATTGTTCTCTAAAGCATAGCCTAAAATGTTATAAGCGTTGGTATAGATATCCTCTAGCCCCTTCTCCGCTATCCCCTCCAGCCTTTTATTAAGCTCAAAGATGATAACCTTCAACTCCGCCTGCAATTTCTCCAACCGTTTATACTTCGCCATCTCTTGGTAGGTCATTGGATATTTGGCATAAAACTCCGCCATAGTTGCTCTGATTTCCTTCAACGCTCCTGCGTACTCTTTGGCAATCTGTTTCTCTAGTTGAGGTGTTAGCTTGTCAACGAAACGCTGACCGTTTTGGTAGTCGACCTTAAAGCTCATCGGGCTCCTCAAAATCAGACAGCCTGAATGTTCCCTGTGCCCCTATCTTCTCCATCTCGTTGCTCGGGTCGTCTATGTACGGAATAATCGACAACAAGGTGTCGTCTGAAATTATCCCCTTGAGCATGCTCGCAATCTGCACTTGCTCAAGTTCATTCTGCGGTAGGTTGCGGTGGAACTGAATGTCAATCTCTCGCCAATCGTAGTTCGCACCCTTCAAATTAAGCACGTTGCAAATAAGCTCGATCCTTCTTTGCAACGCTCTCTTGAACTTCCGCTCCTTGACGCTTGCGTTCCACTCTAGCCCTAGAAGTTTATACCTCAAAGCCACTCCGCTTGCGTTACCTGCAAAGCTCTCGTCTGTCAAATTAGGAGTCTGCGAGAAACGGTGTATATCCTCTGCGAGCCTTCTCTTGAAGTTCTCATGAGCACTATCTTGAACATCTTTCAACAGCCACTTGGCGTCACCTGCGTCATCTATCAACATGGTCCTCGACAGCTTCATGTTCTCGATGTCTTCGGGTTGTGTACTCGATAGGTTCCTGAGCACCAAATAGGCGTCGCTAAAATACTCAAAATCGTTGGCTATGTTCGACTGTGCTTTGTCATAAGCGTCAATCAACGTCAGCACTCGTTCGAAATCGCCAATCCTATCGTCGTTGTTTGGAAACTCAATTACAGGCACATCACCTATGTTGTGGGGATAACGGACAACCTCTTTGCCACCTTCGTACTTGATGATTTCCTCTTTGGTGTAAACCTCAAGGTGCTCAACATTGTCCCTCTGCCACCTGCGGATCGCCCTCAACGGCTCGGGCGTTATCTTGTCGTCGTAAATCACGACCATATGCTCGGGCGAAACCTCGTCAAACCTTATCCTTGCGTCTTCGTCTAAATAGACAATCTCAAACGCAGTCCCCCCGATGCTCGCAAACCTCGCTAACACAATGTTCTCATCTTGCTCATCGTTGTAGAGGAATATATCTTGAAGCTCCTGCACGAACTCCTCGTTCAGCGAGGTGTACCTTACAGGGCTCCCGAGGAAATACCCTGTATTGACGTTCGTGATATAGCTCGGGAAGGCGTTCACGAGCTTATTATTCGGTAGCGTCTTCTTCCCACCCCTCCGCAAGATGTCATGCTCGCCACGATAATAGGCGAACAGCCTGCTAACCGCTTTCTTCGAGTTAAACTCGGCTAAATAATCGCTATAATTCATAATCCTAAAGCTCCTCTGTCTAGTGTCCTTATGGCATGTTTTCTTACAAGGTTACCAAGGGAATAGCGAAGTGCATCGATATAGTGGTTGTTCTTGTCTTCCAGAACTGGCATAACATCGCCCGTCAAACTGTTCACCTTGTAGCGGTATAGTTTCATTTCTTCAATCAGCCCTTCACAGCGAGGGTGAATTACAATCTTCTCAAAACCCTTCAGCAATTCAATCCCATCTTCAACTGACCCCTTGCCCTTCAAAGATGGTCGCATATTCGGAAACCCTTTCTTCCGCATATAGCTAATCGTTTCGGGTCGTGAACTATCTGCATAACTCACCCACCTACGCAAGGTGGGGATACGGTCGAACATCTCCGACAGCTCATCAATGTCTACCCCGACCCCCCCGACGCTCTGGTCGACCCAAAGGCGGTCGTCTTTTATGAAACATCTCACCGCAACGGTCGGGTCTTTCGCAAACCCCCAGTCGATACCATGGAAGAATTCAACATCATCGGGCGTCTTAAAATCGTCTACGATATAACGACCCTTGAACACGCAAGCGTCGCTAAACGCCCTCGGTTGTCCCTCCCACACCCAAAGGTATTTGTCAGGGTCATGCTCCCTGTCCCACTCCATGTCGGCTTTAAGCACGTCAGGAAAGTGAGGGTTGTCTTTGTGGGTCTGGAACATAACAAAAGTATCCGCCCGATCATGCTCGACAAACATCTTATAAATCGGGTCGTCTACCGAGTCGGTGTTAAAGTCTATGTAAAACTTAGACCCCTCTGTCCTAACAGTCGGTATAAGCTTGTCTAGGCTGTCCTGTGGTACTTTGTCGGCTTCCGCAATCCAACACCTAGTAATACCCTCCATGCTCTTAATTGAGTCTATGTTATGGCGGAGTCCTTTGAAGATAAACTCGCTACCATTCACGCTTTCAATTGAGGTTTTCTGTATGTTAAAATATTTATCCAGCCCCAAGAGTGCTATTTGTGAAACGATAACTTCATAAACCGACTCGCTTATTGAGTTTTGAAACTCCCTAGTGCAGAGGATACGGTGCTTCTCGGTAAGGCTCTCGGCTAACAATCCCCTAGCGATGTTCCAAGTCGCTCCCCTCCCTCGCCCACCGTAGCTTACATTGAAACGGTAGTCACCAAGAAAGAAAGGCTTGTATTGCTCGAAGATTGTTATTTCTGCCACTTGACTTTGATAGGCTCCTCGCCACCCTGAACGGTCATCTCGGTTTCTTGCTTGTCTTTCTGACCAAGATATTGCTTGCCTAGCCATATTAACATCGTCGGGTTTCCATCTTCAACCGCTGCTAAATACTGCCTGCGTCTAAGGCTAGCTTTGCCTTTCGATTGCTTTTCTCGGATATAGTCCGAAAAACTCACTTTGAACTGTTCTTTTATTCGTGCGTTGAGTGTGTCATAGTCGACACCGAGAATGTCTGCGACCTCCTCACCTGTGCACATAATCCCGAGAAGGTTGTCTACCATGTCAAAGTCTATTTCTTTTTTAGGGCGACCGCCTTTGTTCTTTTCCATAGGCTTAGTTTAACACATCTTGTAGATATGTCAATCACACTCCCTTTATCGGTATTTTTATAATCGGGTTGAAGTCAAACCCCCTCCGACTTGTCTTGTCCCTCTTTACAATTCCTGTTCCCCACTTCTTCTCTAACATCTCCAACTGCTCTAGCTCTCTGCTACTCGTTCTATACGTTGCACAGCCTCCTGCCTGCTTCGCCTGCTCAACGTTGTAATGGTAAGCGTTGAACCTTAATGCTCCCCTATACTCTCGGCAATGTTTTATCGTCAAATCGTAATCCTCTTTGAGCGACAACCTTTCGTCATATCTCAACGGATTGTTTAGGTGAATAGAAAAAGGTCCCCCAATAAACTGGACTGTAGAAAATGGCGTGAAGTGGCGATACGCTTTCGCGTCTGGCGTCGGGTTTACTCCGCACAGCTTATATCCCCATTCTTTAGTCACAAAGGTCGCATGCTCCAGAAACTCCATGAACTCCTCGCTATTGAGCTTTTTCTTTACATATCCAAAGAAACCGTCAACCTCATAACGATAAAGCCCCTCCATGTCATCATCAATTATGCAAACCGAGTCGTAGCCTTTCTCAAAATAATAATCAAGAATATAATTCCTCACCCTGCTCACATTCCCCTGCACCCCATCGGGGCAGATGATTA